TACACTTTGGGGTTCAGGAGGCTCAATTTGGCTCGCTTCGCTCGCACCACGTTTGCTGCCAGGCGGACCTGATTGAAGACTGAAAACCGTTAAATTCAAAATTGAAAAGGGCGGGCAAAATGGCGGACAGGGGGCGGAGTTTATGCAAATTAATTTATGCAAAGTAGGAGGAGCTCGATTTTAATTTATGCAAAGTAGGAGGAGTCAAATCTGATTGGTCGGGAGCTCAAGTCCTCATTTGCATAGGGTGTAACCAATCAGAATTAAGGCGTTCCCACGAAAGCGAATATAAGTAGGTGAGGTTCCGAATGGCTGAGTTTATGCCGCCAGCGGTAGACAGAACTGTCTAGCGACTGGGCGGGTGCCGGAGGATCCCTGATCCGGAGTCAAGGGGCCTATCGGGCAGGAGCAGCTAGGCGGAGGGCCTATGCCGGAACACTGGGAGGAAGCCTGGTTGGAAGCTACCAAGGGCTGGCACGATCTCGACTGCCGCTGCGGTAACTGGCAGGACCACCTATGGCTCCTACTCGCCGATGGAGACGCCGCTTTGGCCGCCGCCGTAGACGCTATAGAAAGAGACGCTATGGCTGGAGACGACGCTACTACCGCTACAGGCCGCGTGACTATCGGCGACGATGGCTGGTAAGGAGAAGGCGGCGTTCCGTCTACCGTAGAGGTGGACGTAGAGCGCGCCCCTACCGACTGTTTAATCCAAAAGTAATGCGGAGAGTAGTAATTAGGGGGTGGTGGCCTATTTTACAATGCTTAAAAGGACAGGAGGCACTAAGATATAGACCTCTACAGTGGGACACAGAGAGACAGTGGAGAGTGAGATCAGACTTCGAAGACCAGTACGGATACCTCGTACAATACGGGGGAGGTTGGGGAAGTGGTGATGTGACACTTGAAGGTCTCTACCAAGAGCACTTATTGTGGAGAAACTCTTGGTCTAAAGGAAACGATGGAATGGACCTAGTAAGATACTTTGGATGTGTAGTATACCTATATCCACTAAAGGACCAGGACTATTGGTTCTGGTGGGACACGGACTTCAAAGAATTATATGCAGAAAACATAAAGGAATACAGCCAACCATCAGTAATGATGATGGCAAAAAGAACAAGAATAGTAATAGCCAGAGAAAGGGCACCACATAGAAGAAAAGTAAGAAAAATATTTATTCCGCCACCTTCGAGAGACACAACACAGTGGCAGTTTCAGACAGATTTCTGCAATAGAAAGTTATTTACGTGGGCAGCTGGTCTAATAGACATGCAAAAACCGTTCGATGCTAATGGAGCCTTTAGAAATGCTTGGTGGCTGGAACAGAGAAATGATCAGGGAGAAATGAAATACATAGAACTGTGGGGAAGAGTACCCCCACAAGGAGATTCAGAGCTGCCCAAAAAAAAAGAATTCTCCACAGGAACAGATAACCCAAACTACAATGTTCAGGACAATGAGGAGAAAAACATATACCCCATTATAATATACGTAGACCAAAAAGATCAAAAACCAAGAAAAAAGTACTGCGTATGTTATAATAAGACCCTCAACAGATGGAGACTAGGACAGGCAAGTACTCTAAAGATAGGAAACCTGAAAGGACTAGTACTAAGACAGCTGATGAATCAAGAAATGACGTATATATGGAAAGAAGGAGAATACAGTGCCCCCTTTGTACAAAGGTGGAAAGGCAGCAGATTCGCTGTGATAGACGCAAGAAAGGCAGACCAAGAAAACCCGAAAGTATCAACATGGCCAATTGAGGGAACGTGGAACACACAGGACACAGTACTGAAGGATGTATTCGGTATTAACTTGCAAAATCAACAATTTAGGGCGGCGGACTTTGGTAAACTCACACTACCAAAATCACCGCATGACTTAGACTTCGGTCACCACAGCAGATTTGGGCCATTTTGTGTGAAAAATGAACCACTGGAGTTTCAGGTATACCCTCCAGAACCAACTAACTTGTGGTTTCAGTACAGATTTTTCTTTCAGTTTGGAGGTGAATACCAACCCCCCACAGGAATCCGGGATCCATGCGTTGATACACCAGCCTATCCTGTGCCGCAGTCAGGAAGTATTACACACCCCAAATTCGCCGGAAAAGGAGGAATGCTCACGGAAACAGACCGTTGGGGTATCACTGCTGCCTCTTCCAGAGCCCTCAGTGCAGATACACCCACAGAGGCAGCGCAAAGTGCACTTCTCCGAGGGGACTCGGAAGCGAAAGGAGAGGAAACCGAGGAAACCGCGTCATCGTCCAGTATCACGAGTGCCGAAAGCTCTACTGAGGGAGATGGATCGTCTGATGATGAAGAGACAATCAGACGCAGAAGGAGGACCTGGAAGCGACTCAGACGAATGGTCAGAGAGCAGCTTGACCGACGAATGGACCACAAGCGACAGCGACTTCATTGACACCCCCATAAGAGAAAGATGCCTCAATAAAAAACAAAAGAAACGCTAAACAGTGTCCGATTACTAATGGGGGGGGGTCCGGGGGGGGCTTGCCCCCCCGCAAGCTGGGTTACCGCACTAACTCCCTGCCAAGTGAAACTCGGGGACGAGTGAGTGCGGGACATCCCGTGTAATGGCTACATAACTACCCGGCTTTGCTTCGACAGTGGCCGTGGCTCGACCCTCACACAACACTGCAGGTAGGGGGCGCAATTGGGATCGTTAGAAAACTATGGCCGAGCATGGGGG